ATCCAGTTAAGGTAATAGAAACTATAAATCAAAGTAACGAAGATAGAAAAGAACAAGAACGTATGAGAATTATAGCTGAAAACATAGATAACTATGATGGAACTGGACTTAATCAACAAAACATACCGAGGTGATTAGATGGACTTAGAAGAAATAAAAGAAACTGAAACATGGGAGTTATACCAAAAAGGACTAGATTATCTAAGGCAACATAATGTATTTACTGAAACTGATATGAATTATAGATTTTATAATGGTAATCAATGGGAAGGTGCTAAATTAGATGGTATAGAAATGGCACAGTATAACTTTATAGAAACGATAGTTAATTACAAAGTATCATCTATTAACCAAAACTTATGGGCTATGAATTTTAGTAGTGAGAATTTTGAAAACAAAGAATTTAGAAAGACTGCTGAAAAAGTGTGTAAAATGCTTAATAAAAAGTCTGCTAAAGTGTGGGAAAAAGACCAAATGGACTACAAAATTCGTGGAATAAGTGATGATGCAGCTATTAATGATGAAGGTATTATCTATGTAGACTTTAATCAAGAATCACAAGATCCAGTAAATGAAATTATTAATAAGAATAACGTGCAATATGGAAATGAACAATCAAGTGATATACAAAGTCAACCATACATAGTAATAAGCCAAAGACTACCAATATCTACTATCAAAGAAATGGGTAGACAAAGAGATGTAAGCGAATTTAAGTTAAGATACATATTTCCTGATGATTTATCTAAAGAAGAAGCTGGAGACGAAGCTAAGATAGAAAAAGACGAAATGTGTACTCTAGTAACTAAAATGTGGAAAGAAAAAGGTACTGTATGGTATTCAAAAGCTACACGTTACGTAGACTTAATAGAAGATGAAGATACAGGCTTAACTCTATATCCAGTAGCTCATTTTATATGGAAAGAGAAAAAAGGCTGGAGTAGAGGAGAAGGAGAGGTAAGAACATTAATACCTAACCAGATAGAACTTAATAAAACACTAGCAAGAGTATTATTAAGTACTAAAAACTGTGCATATCCTCAAAAAATAGCTAATTTAGATAAAATAAGCAATCCAAAAGCTATTAATCAAGTAGGTGGAATAATCAAAGTGCAAGGTGGTGCTACAGTAGATGATGTTAGAAACATCTTTAGTTATGTACAACCTACACAAATGTCAACTGATGTTAGTAAACTAATGAACGATTTAATCGGTATAACACGTGAGTTAAAGAACTCTAGTGAAATAGCAACAGGTGGAATTAATCCAGAACAAGCAAGTGGTAAGGCAATATTAGCAGTACAACAAGCATCTCAACAACCTTTAGTTAAGCAATTAACTGGTTTAAAGAGATTTATAGAAGATTTAGCTAGAATATGGTTAGATATGTGGACTATATATACTCCTGAAGGTATGACACTAGAAGAAGATACAACTGATGCAGAAGGAGAAACTTATACTGAATTAGTTAAAATACCAGCAAGTGTATTAGAGAACTTACAAGGAACAGTTAAGGTAGATATAACTCCAAAAGGTGCATTTGATAGATATGCTAGAGAGTTATCACTAGAGAACTACTTAAAAGCTGGATTCTTTAATGCACAACGTGTTAGCGAACTTAAATACTATGCCGAAGCATTACCTGATGATAGTACTGCTCCTAAACAAGAATTATTAGATATATGCGACAAGATTGAAGAAGAACAACAAAGAATAGCATTAATCAATGCACAAGCTCAAATGATGCAACAAAATGCTAGTCAATTCTTAGGTGGTACACCAGAGGATCAAGCTAGTCAAGTAATGGAAGCTCAAACAATAGAAAATAGTACTGCATAAGTACTTTTTTTAGTCCAAGCATTTAAGACTTAAAAAGATATGGGAGAAGCAAACTCAAACAAATAGGAAGGAAAGAGTTATGGAAAATAACGAAGAACTTGTCAATGAGACTGAAAACGTAGAACTAACTACAGAAGAAATAGAAGATGTAGAAACTCCAGAGGAAGAACCTATAGAGGAACTACAAGAACCAGTAGAAACGGAAGAAGAACGAATCAATAGACTGGTTAATGAAAAGGTAGATGCTATATTACCTAAGAAATTAGCTAGAAAAGAAGCTAAAATCCGTAAAGAACTAATGAATAAGTATGAAAGATTAGAAACAGTAGTAAATACTGGCTTAGGAACTGAAAATACAGAAGAAGCAGTACAAAAACTAACTGAATTTTATAAATCTAAAGGTATTAATATACCAAACGAACCAACTTATTCTGCAAGAGATTTAGAAGTACTTGCAAGTGATGATGCTAATGAAATCATAGACGGAGGGTATGATGAGATAGTTGAAGAAGTTAATCGTCTAGCTCAAATAGATGTTAATGAAATGTCTCAAAGAGATAAATTAGTATTTACCAAACTAGCAAATGCTAGGAAGTCAATAGAAGAAGAAAGAGAATTAGCTTCTATTGGAGTTAGTAAGGAAATATTAGAAGATGCTGATTTTAAGAATTATGTATCTAAATTAAATCCGAACTTATCACTAAAAGAAAAGTATGAAATGTACTTAGAAAAACAACCAAAAAAAGAAATAAAACAAATGGGGAGTATGAAAAGTGGTAAAACTTCTGATATTAAAGAGTACTATAGCGAAAATGAAATCAATAATCTATCACTAGATGATTTAGATAATGATGAAGTATGGAATGCAGTACGAAGAAGTATGACTAAATAAACTCCCAAAAAGAAGGGAATGAGAAAATATGAATGATGCTAAACAAATGATTTGGCATAAAGCTTATGAAAGAGCTTTAAAAACTATCACAAGTTTAAGAAATCACTGTGATTTTAAATATGAAAGGGATTCTAAGAACGCTAAAACTGTTAGAGTATTAAATGCTGTACGTCCTAGTGTAAGAACTTACGTACCTGGAACTGCTATAACAAGAGATGCAGTATCTAGTACAAAAGTAGATATTGATATCGATCAATTCAAATATTTCAATATTGGATTAGATGATGTTATCAAAGCACAAAGTGTACCAGGAGCTATGGAAGCAACTGCTGCTGAAGGAGCTTTGGCATTAGCAGAAGAAGGAGATAAATACGTAGCTAGTCTAGTAAAAGCAGGTGTAGAAGCAACTGCTCCTACTATTGATAGTGTAGCAAGATTTACTCCAACAAAAGCAAATGCTATTGAAGGTGTAGAAAGTGCATTTGAAATATTATATTCAAAAAATAATCGTGTAAGTGATACTTACTGGTTAGAAGTAGCACCTAGTTATTTTAAATTTATTAGACCTAATATTTTAGAACTTTTAACAAACAATGTTGAAATGGCTAAAAAAGGTGTAGTTGGAAAATATGCTAATGCTATGGTAACTATTGAAAACTTACTACCAAAAGGACAAGCAACTACTGCAAATGATACAGTATATAACATTTTAAGAACTGAACATGCTATTGCATTTATCGAACAAATTGATAAAGTAGAAGCATATCGTCCTGAAGATGCTTTTGAAGATGCATTAAAAGGATTATATACATTCGGTGCTAAAGTTGTTAGACCTGATGAAATCGTAGTTATTAAAACTGCTGTATAATTTAAGGCTCATTAGAGCCTTTTTATCGTGTTAAGAGTAAAATGGGTGCAACTCCCATAAACACGTCTAGAAAGAGGTAAAAACATGGAAAAACTAGAGTATTTTACAATTATGCCAAACCTAAAGCAATTTTATGGAAAGACAGTAACAAAAGATACTATTTTTGATGAAAAGACTGAAGATGGAACAGTAGAACAACATTTTGAGAATTTAACTCTTACTACTAAGATAAAAAAAGAAACAGAAAAGAACGACGACAATCCTTATGGGGTTAAGGAAGAGACTACTATTACCATAACTGTACCAGAAGGAACAATACTAATATGGGATGAAAACGAAGGATTTATTGTACCTAAAACAATAATGACCACGTTAGATGCATTAAAAGAGGAAATAGATTCTATAGACGATATTTATAACGGGGAGTGATTATATGACTTTAGAAGAAATGAAGCAGAAAGTTTATACACTTATAGAAGAATATAGCGAAGATGCTACAGACTTAACAGAAGATGAAGATTTAGCACTTAAAATAAATGGTGTTATAAACTCCATACAGAAC